TTAGTGGCTGGGCTACTAAAAACGATCTGCTGTGTTCTGACGGTAGAACTATCAGAAGAGACGCCTTCAAGGATTGCGACGGCATGGTAGTGCCACTTGTATGGAGTCACATCCATAATGACCCGGATAATGTTCTCGGGCACGCACTGCTGAAAAACGAGCCAGAAGGAGTAAGAACATATTGTACGTTCAATGATACTCCAAAAGCAAGGACAGCTAAGGCTCTTGTCGAGCATGGAGACATTACTAACCTTTCTATTTATGCAAACAAGCTTAAGCAGAGAGGTGGAGATGTTCTTCATGGTGTAATCAGAGAAGTAAGTCTTGTACTCTCGGGAGCAAACCCTGGAGCACAGATAGATTATCCATCTATTGAACATAGTGATGACGAAGAAACTGAAGCCTACATCTATACAGATGAAGGCATTTTTATTGCTCATTCCGAAGAAGGTGAGCCTGAAGAAATGCCGGAAGAGCATTCAGAAGAAGAGTTAAAACACGAAGATAAAGAAGAAAAGGACGAAAAAGATATGGCAGACAATAGTGAAAAGACTGTACAGGACGTATTTGACAGCATGTCCGAAGAGCAGAAGAATGTATGTTATTTCATGATCGGCCAGGCTCTTGAGGATGCTGGCGTAGACGTAGACAGTGAAGGAGAAGAGGACGAAGATATGAGACACAATGTGTTCGACAATGATTACGAAAGAAACGATGTACTGACTCATGCAGACCAGGCAGATATTCTGGAGATGGCTAAGAAGCCTGGCATGACATTCCAGACAGCACTCAACGCTTATGCAGCTGACAACGGCTTTGATGCAGATACTCTGCAGCACGATGGCGTATCAGTAAGCGGTTTCACACAGACTCCGATGCAGACAAACGGCCTGACTGTTGATGCTCTGTTCCCAGAGTATAAGGATGTAAGACCTGGCGCACCGGAGCTCCTCACAAACGACCAGGGCTGGATCGGAACCGTTCTTGGTAAGGTTCATAAGAGCCCTATTTCCAGAATCAGAACTTCTCAGGTTGATATCCGTAACATCGATTCCCTGAGAGCAAGAGGATACAAGAAGGGCAACGAGAAGAAGCTGACCGGAAACTTCCAGCTCGTAAGAAGAACAACTGACCCACAGACAGTATATGTTAAGAGCCAGCTCCACAGAGATGATGTAGTTGACATCACAGACTTTGATTACGTTCAGTACATCTACAACATCGACAGAATGAACCTGAACGAAGAGCTTGCTATGGCTATCATGGTAGGTGACAGAAGATCTGATGAGGCTGAGGACAAGATCCACGAAGAGCACATCAGACCGATCTGGACAGATGACGAGCTCTACACAATGCATGTTGACCTCGATGTTGAGGCAATGAGAGAGACTCTGCAGGGCTCAGAGACCGGAAGCTACTTCGGCGAGAACTTTGTTTATGCAGAGGCTCTGATCGAGAAGGTTCTGTATGCAAGGGAGAAGTTCAAGGGCACAGGTACTCCTGACTTCTACATGACTCCGCATATGCTGAACGTTATGCTCCTCGCAAGAGACAGAAACGGTCACAGAATCTTCAGCTCCAAGGCTGAGCTCGCATCTGCTCTGAACGTTGGTTCCATCGTTACAGCTGAGCAGTTCGCTGATCTCGAGCCAAGAACAGACAGCCAGAACAATAAGCATAAGCTCCTCGGTCTGTGCGTAAACCTCGCTGACTACAGCCTTGGTTCAACTAAGGGTGGCGAGATCACTCACTTCACAGACTTCGACATCGACTTCAACCTTCTGAAGTCCCTGCTGGAGACAAGATGCTCCGGAGCTCTTACAAGAGTTTACTCTGCAATCGCAATCGAGGAGCCTGTAGCTTAATAAGGAGGAATTCCTATGAGTATAAAAGCATCTCTTAAGAAGATTGTTGCCGCTAAAGGCGGAACATCTACAGCAAACACTATTCCTGGAGTTCTTGGAGAGATTTCCACGATTCTTGGCGGAGAGTCTGACGGTAAGACAGTTGCAAAGCAGCTTGACAACATTGCGGCTGCTTTGTCTTCCGGAAGCCCAAAAGAACCTGACGAATAGAATTCAAAATGAGGTAATTTATGGCTAAGTTTTTTGGAGTTATTGGATTTGAAGAAACCCAGGAAACGAAGCCTGGGGTATTTGAGCCGGCGGTGACTGAACGAAGTTATAGTGGCGATATTCTGAGAAGTTCTAAACGGAATGAATCCGGTGAGAATATCAATGACGACATCACGATTAGTAATCAGTTCAGCATCGTCGCTGACAAATACGCATACAATCACATCTATGGCATGAAGTACTTAACGTACATGGGTGTAAAATGGAAGGTTTCTGACGTGGAGATCCAGCACCCACGACTTATCATCAACGTCGGAGGTATTTACAATGGGGACTAGATTAGAGCTTCACGAGGAGCTTGTTAACATGTTTGGCAGCAATCATGTTTACTTCCAGCCGCCTCCGACAATAAAGATGGTCTACCCGGCCATAGTTTACAATCTTGACGGATTTTATACCAGATCCGCCAACAACAGAAAGTACGTTAAGGAAGAGCGCTATACGGTCACTTTTATCCATAAGGATCCTGACGAGAATTACTCAGATGGCATGTTTAACGCTTTTCCTATGTGCTCTTTTGACAGGAGATTTGTCAGTGACAATCTCTATCACGACGTTTATACGCTTTATTACTAAGGAGGTAATAAATAATGGCAAGACTTGAATGGGACAAGACGGGTGAGCATTTCTACGAAACTGGTGTTAAGCAGGTCGTTCTTTACCCGATGTCTGGAAACACATACGGAAAGGGCGTTGCTTGGAATGGTGTAACAAGCATCGAGGAAAGCCCTTCCGGAGCAGATTTTAATGCAATCTACGCCGATGATATCAAGTATCTGAACATTCAGGGTGCTGAGGAATTCGGAGCCACAATCGGAGCTTATACATATCCTGAGGAGTTTGCAGAATGCGATGGCGCAGCACTTCCTGTAAAGGGTGTGTCTGTAGGTCAGCAGGCAAGAAAGCCTTTCGGCCTTTGCTATAGAACAACCATCGGCAATGATACAGAAGGTATTGAATACGGATACAAGCTCCATATCGTTTATGGCGCAAGAGTAACTCCATCTGGAAAAAGTTACAGCACAATAAACGATAGCCCAGAACCTGCTGAAATGAGCTGGGAGATGAACACGACTCCGGTAGCAGTTACAGACGAAAACGGTAAGGTTATTGCCGGCATGAAGCCTACTTCGATTATAACGATCGATTCGACAAACTTTACCGAGTCTGCCGCAAAGGCAAAGCTTACAGCACTTGAGAAACTCCTTTATGGCGGAGATGGAGAGGGCGAAGATCCTCAGCTTCCGCTTCCTGGAGTAGTTCTTTCTACTCTTGGTTATACTGCGCCAGCAGGTAATTAGGATTTTTATTAAAGGGGTGTAAATGTTTTTGCGCCCCTTATTCTTTTTATTAGTGAAAGGAGCAGAACATGATCAAGAAAACAGTAACATATACCGATTTCGACGGTAACGAAAGAACTGAAGATTTCTACTTCCATCTTACGGAACAGGAACTCACTGAATGGGAACTGTCTGTCGATGGCGGTCTTTCCGGAGTTCTCACAAGGATAGTCAATTCGAAAGACGATAAAAAGCTCATAGAGCTTTTTAAAGAACTTCTCATAAGGTCGTACGGAGTTAAAACTCCTGACGGAAGAGGTTTCATTAAGAACGAAGAGGTTCTTAACAACTTTATATACACGCAGGCTTTCAGTGACATTTACATGGAGCTTGCGACCGACGACAAGGCGGCTTCTGAGTTTGTAAATGGGGTAATTCCTGCCAGCCTTGCCGAGAAAGCTAACAAAGAAATGAAGGTCCTTGAGTAATGTTAGATGTTATCATCCCTGAAACGGAGCTTTTCGACGAAAGAACGATGCAGTTCACATACACAAAGGAACAGAAATTAACACTCGAACATTCTCTCATCGCAATTTCAAAATGGGAGTCAAAATACGAGAAACCGTTCCTTTCGTCTGATAAAAGCACAGAAGAAGTTCTGGATTACATAAGATGCATGACGCTTACACAGAATGTTAAGCCTGAAACTTACCTGCATCTTTCCAAGAAAAATCTTGAAGACATCCAGGCCTACATAGAAGCTCCGATGACAGCTACAACTTTCAAGAAGATAGAGAGGAGGGGTGGTAAGAAAGAGATAATTACTGCTGAGCTTATTTATTACTGGATGATTACATTCAATATACCGTTTGAATGCCAGAAGTGGCACATTAACAAGCTTCTTACTTTAATTGAAGTCTGCGCTCGGAAGAGTGAACCGCCTAAAAAGATGTCCAGAAGAGAAATATTAGCTCAGCACAGGGCCATAAACCAGATAAATAGAGAAAGATTCCATACGAAAGGATAACAAGATGTTTCATTTAACATCCAGGCAAGAGGGGAAGAAGACTGAAGATTTCCTGAAGAAAGCAAAGGAGCTAAAGATTGAGTCCATCCTCAAAAAGTATGGAGAAAAAGGTGTCCAGGCATTAGCTTCCGCTACACCAGTTGATAGTGGTAAAACCGCATCAATGTGGGGGTATGAACTGAAGAACGAAGGTGGTAAATGGACTATAAACTGGACGAATGACAACATTAATAATTATGTCAATATTGCACTTATATTGCAATACGGGCACGGGACTGGAACCGGTGGCTATGTTGCAGGAAGAGATTACATTAATCCTGCATTAGCTCCTATTTTTGATGAAATCGCTAACGAGGCGTGGGAGGAGATAACTAAATGAGTGAAAGTATTGATCGCCGCGTCGTCGAAATGGCGTTTGATGCGAAGGATTTTCTTCAGAACGTAGGAACCACGCTAGGCGCTCTGGATAAATTAAACCAGGCATTAAATTTTAAAGGCTC